GTGCTTGTAGTAGAAATAGCACCATCGGATGCAATCGAACCTACATCGGTAATATTACCACTTGAGTCTATATCAAAATTAGTCGTTACTGTTCCAGTTTTTGCTGCAATGCTAATTTGTTCAAAACCGCCTTCAGACCTAACTGGACCATTAAATGTTGTATTTGCCATAATTTCCTCCCGGAAATAAGTCTTATCGTCTTGGCTTGTCTGCTAGGTCAGTCGATAAAACAAGTTAAAAAAAATCCTAGTAGTAAAATGATACTACTAGGACTCGGGATTAGCAACTAAAGTTAGGCTGCTTTGTATCTCAGATCCTCTATCTGTTTAATACAATCAGCTGCTGTTGTGTAAAGTATTCCGATACCGCCAGCTTCAATCCAGGCATTAATATTCTTTTTATGGTCATCAATAAGAATGTAACCAGGTTTTGCGTAAGCTGCTTTTTGCACTCCTTTAAAGGTACAGGTTATAACAGTATCTGGATCTACATGTTCTCTGATCCAAGCCGTCTTGTCCTTGGCTACTTTTTGTCTATTGATCTCTCCTGTGCAAGTTAGAATCTCCCAATATACGCCAAGATCATTAATATAATTAATTAGATCTGGCATATCTACCATAGGTGGTAGATCTCTGAACAAACCATTATTGCTTATTACTATCTTTTTTTCATTGTAGGTGCTGTTATCCATTGGGCCATTAAGATACTTAGGACCTTCAACACCTTTGATGAAGTCCGCTAGGACTCCATCCATGTCTACAAATATTTTAGTTATTTTTTTCATTAAGCAATCCCATTTTTAACCAAGCACTTTCCATAAACATGGTTAGCGTAGTTATTTAGTTTATTTGTTTCTACTTTTTGTTGAGCGTCTCTTTTTGTTTTCTCAGCAGGATCCATCATTGTTGTATTGACAATCTCAACCTTAACTAATTTTCTGCAATGGTGAATTGTCTTAGTCTCACAAATCTTAGCTCTTTGAGCATCGGTCAACTTAGTAACGTCAATAAGATCTTGAAACTCTGCAAGCCATTCTTTGCTATCCCATACAGGATCCAATGTGTAGGTCTTTATGTGTCCGTCTTCGTTCTCATATAGAACCTTGATACCAGCATAAGTGCTCTTTTTCACAGCGCACCATTTGTCAGTCTTTGGATTCAAAGTCTGGTAACAAAGTCTGTCACCTCTTTTAGTTGTCTCAATCCAATATTTTCTCTTGGTTCTCAATTTGTATCCCCAAGGATAATCCTCTACCGTAACAGCGTTATCTGCTGCGTCCTTGTTGTAAATTAGTGTATTTATCATATTTTCTCCTTAGCCCGGGTAGGCCATTAATGTGCCAGCGTCATAGGGTTGTGCTTCCCAGCCAGCTTTGGTTAATAATTTCTCCACTTCTGGATTTACTTCGTAGCCATACTCTTCATAGCAATCGTACAATGGTAAATCAGCTGTAACATCGTTACCTCTGAACCAGATCCCAGCTCCTTCATGCTCATCATCCCACTCGACCATAGGCGTAGCTTTAACACCTGGATAAAGTTTATTAAGTTTTGCAATCAATGTTTTCTCTCTCATTTTTTCTCCTTTGTTGTTATTAATCTCTCTCACGTATCTATTATATGAAATTATGCAGTAATGTGCAAGTGTTTGCACAAATATATTTATAAGCCATTACGCAGTCTCCTTTTGGTTTATATAATCATTGTGTTTTTTTAAGTAATACAAAGCAGCTTGTGCTTTCTCTAGATCTTTGTAGAAGATCCTTTTAGTATCACCATGTCTTGGATAGTCCGCAATGCTGTCATCGTGATAAATGTCGTATTGCTCTAGCATGTTTAAATAACCATCGCTATGGTAGGCTGGCTGTTGCCCATCGCTAGTTTCATGCAAGCTCAAGCCAGTCATTTTGTTTGGCAACTTAATGCTGTACTTTGGATAAAGAAGAAAACCTGCTTTTTCCCTAATACCATATTTTTCGTAGTTATAAGCATCTTTGACTATCTCAAGTTCAGCGTTCATAACATCGTCATACTCTGGTGTGTAATGTTCTATACCTTTGAGTTCTTCCATTTTTTTCTCCTTTTTGTTAATCTCTCTCACGTATCTATTATATGAAATTATGCAGTAATGTGCAAGTGTTTGCACAAATATATACAACTTATTTTAGGCCAAAAAAAAGGGCCCTTTTGAGGCCCTTTGTTTGAAATACTTGAGTAATAAACGGTATTTCTAATCGTTCAATTTATGCGCCTTGTGAGCCGTAGACTCCTCTCCAATCAGAGAAACCGAAGCTATATCTTTCACGTGCTTTGTAACGAATGTTTCCAGTAGAGAAATCTGGTTCCATGGAAGTTTCCATGCCAGTTCTTTGGAACATTTTAAGGCCATCGCCTTGTGATGTTACAGAAGTCAAGATGAAGAAAGCATCTGGATCTGTTAAGTAATGATTAACAGAATAACCACCAGGTAAAACACCTGTGTTAGCTATTGCGTTGATATCATTATCAGCAGTGCCAGATCTTTGCGAAGAATTAAGAATTCTGTCAGCAACAAATACTAGTTCACTAGGAACAATTAATTTGTCAGCTTGAACAGAGATTGTTAGTCCTTTGTCATCTGTGAAGTTAGATATGTCAATCAAAGCATCTTCTAATGAAGTTTCATTAAGATCCGCCATTGATGTTGCTCTGTTAGCTGTTGTACCACCGCCCGCTAGAGGGTGATCTGTTGCTATAAGAGATTTACCGTCTCCTCCAGTAAAGCTACTAGAGAAAGCGTTATTTAAAACATCTGCGCCTTTTACTTCTTTGGTGTTAGCCATAGATCTTGCGAGTGCTTTAACATATCTTTTACCTAAAGAATCATAGAGGTTATCTTCTACAGCTTCTTCTGTAAGTGCAAATGCTAGTGCCACTGTATCGTGGGTGTATCTAGCACTGTAACTTTCAGTAGCGTTGTCGAAAACAACTCCTTGTCCTTCAGTTTTTGTTGGTGCGGAACCAAATCCTGTTATTAAGACTTCTTCTTCAAACGCTCTTGAAGAATCTTCAATGTTGAAAATTTCTTCATATTCACGATTGTATTCGTCATAAGAAAGTCCAAATAAAGAATTTAATCCTGGTTCTAGCTCTTTAGCGAGCTGGGCTCTTGATATTGCCATTATTTATTTCCTTATGCTAAACCAGCACCTTTCTGTCCCATTATGTGGTTTTGAATCACACATAGTACATTGGTGTTGGCAGACGCTACGTCTGAGTTATCGGGATTCTGAGAGATATCTAATGCTTTAAGAGGTAATGTTGCGGTAGTAGCACCGGTAGTTACATCAAGCTCTAGATTAGATCTTCCAGACTTTGTGTCGCCAACTGGTGAGCCATCAACAATGTCAAAGTTACCGAACAGATCTGCCACCGGGAAGGTGTCATCTGCTTGGACTTCAAACACTACGTTTGGATCGTCAATTATGTTAGCAATAATATCCGAAGCAGAAATACTGCCGGGATACGTGTTTTTAAATACCTGTTCGCCTGTAGTTGGATCTGTGTAAGACACTCCATTGAACACTCCGACAATCGGAACGGTTCCAGTTGCAACATGTCTTCCTAATACCCCAGCTGTTAGCTGAGTAACAAGATCACCTTGAAACAGTGGTGTTGTGACTCCACTCGCTATTCTATAACGGCTTTGGCCGCCAGAATAGGGAGATCCACCCATCATACGTACAGGTTTACATCCAAATGCGCTGTCTTTGTTAGCCATTTAGTTTCTCCTTTTTATGATTGTTACTTTTTTCCAAAAGTAACATTTGATTTTCTATCAGCATCGTACTTGACATATCTACCATCTTTCCTAGAGTCATTAAACATATTATTGTCTAACGCATCTTTGGCTTGTTGGTTTTTTCCTGCGTAATAAGCATTACGCTCTGAGATTGTTTCAAGTGGCATCTTTGCCAATAGCAAACCTTCGTTATATACGATGCCAGTATGTCTTCCAGAATCCATTGTAGGTAAAGCATATTCTTGCGGTAAATCAGTCCCTCTTACGAGTTCCCAACCTTCTCTAAGTCTTCTGCTTACATTACCTCTGTCCTCTACACCCAACATAGATTCTCTTATCCATCGATATTCGTATCCTTCTGGTGCAGGCGGTGTTTCTAGTTTTCTAACTGGCCTCCATGGTTGTCGCTGAGTATTTTTAGCGTGACTCTCGGATTCACGGGATTTTCTATTCGGTGCTTCTTCTATTTCATTCGTCATTATTTTGCCTCTCTAAGTGAAATTTTTTGTTTTTCTTTAGCAACAGATTTTAACCACGCGTCTTCCGACATATTGTGCGGCTTCAAACCTTTTAGACGTTCGACTTCTGATTTAGAGAAAGTCACTCCGTTCTTTTTGCCTTGTGTTTTTTGTCGACTTCCAACGGAAGCAGGAGCAACTCTTTGCACAGCGGGTTTAGCTCCTTCTTTGGCGACATTTTGCCCGGACGAAAGGTCCGGATAAACTTTGTAAACTCTAGTATTTAGCTCATCATAATATTCATCTGAATCAGCGTCAAAACCTTCGTTAATTAAATTGTAGTGTGTAAAGTATGCAAACTGCGTAGCTTGGGTGTTAGTAGCATCGCTAGTATCACCATACCATTGGTTGTTTTCATGCCAGGACTCAGCTTCTCTGGTTGGCTTTACTTCTTGTTGTTGTGGTTGTTGTTGTTGGTAAGATTGTTGTGGTTGTACAGGCTG